GTGTTCAGCTTATCGGACCCGTCAAAACTGAGCGCCGAGGCGTGCGCTTACCTTTGCTTCGTAGGCGTCGAATGCGGCTGCGATTTCGAAGGCGTGGAGTTTACGATGGAGCTTGCAGAGTTTGAAGAGCATATTACGCTGGCTCACGTCACGCAGTGCTTCGATGTTCTCGGCGAGTACAGCGACCAAAAAAAAAGATAGACGGCACGGACGAGCCGGTAGGCTGGGCCGAAATAATACGGATGGGGATGGGCGTACTGCGTCTGTCCCCTTCTGCGTTTTGGTCCATGACCTTCGCAGAGATAAGCTTGGCGCTTGACGGTAATAGAGAGGTAGAAGAATACCGCGAGCGTGCCGAGTGGGAGCGCGTGCGGTGGCTCGGTGCTATGATGTTCCAACCGCACCTAAAAAAAGGCCGTAAATTAGCCCCAAAGGATTTGATGCAGTTTCCGTGGGAGCGGCCTGAGAAGAACCGGCACAACCTTACCAAAGAGGAATTAAAGCAGCGAATTTTAGAGCGTGACCAATGGCGAAACTAAATGAGTTAATAGTAACGATAGGCGCAAAAACGCGGAAGTTTGATTACGCGCTAGGCCAGTCGATGCGTAAAATGCAGAACTTTGGCAAAAGCACAAAGCAGCTCGGTCAAAGCATGACGCGCTCGCTTACGATGCCAATCGCTGCGCTGGGTGCCGCTGCTATTAAATCGGCGGCGGACCTCGAAACGATGGAAACCAGTTTCATCAGCTTGACGGGAGGCGCGAAGCAGGCGGCCGATATGATGCGCAACCTGAACGACTTTACTGCAAAGACGCCTTTTCAAATCGAAGCCGTAGCGAAATCAGCGCGGCAACTTATCGCATCGGGTTCGGGCATTGATGAGGTCAACACTCAACTGCAATTCCTTGGCGACATAGCTGCGACCAGCGGCCAACCGATTGACGAGATAGCTGCCATCTTTTCCAAGGTCAACGCTAAGGGTAAGGTTGAGTTGGAAAGCCTCAACCAATTAGCAGAACGCGGCATTCCAATCTTTACAGCGTTATCAGAGGCGACTGGATTACCAGCCGACAAACTTGGCGCCGGTGCCGTCAGCGTGGAGCAGTTTAATGAAGTGCTGAAAGGCTTTAGTGCTGAAGGTGGATTTGCTGCCGGCGCTATGGAACGCCTGAGCCAAACGGCAGCGGGTAAGTTCAGCACGGCCCTCGATAATTTGAAGTTAGCAGGCGCATCACTTGCAGAGAGCTTGATGCCGGTGCTTAAGGATATGCTCGACAAGTTTACCGGCTTGATGCAAACCATCACGCAGCTATCACCGGAAACGAAGAAGTACGTTTTGATTGCGGGAGGAATTGGCGCGGCGCTCGGTCCGCTGCTTATGGTTTTGCCGGCCATCATTCAAGGCTTTACAATGCTTATCAGTCCAATCGGCTTGGTGGTGACTGCTATTGCCGCGCTTGGTTACGCCATCGTCACCTTTGCCGATGAGATAGCGCCATACATCACGGACGTTATCAATGGCTTCATCACGCTTTACAATGAATCCAGTTTGCTGCGCGGCGTTATTGGCGGTATCAAAGGCACGGTGCAAGTTGTATTCAGTTTCTTTCTGTTTGCAATCGACAGCGTAATTGAAGGCTTCAAAGACCTCGGCACTATAATCGGCGCGTTAATGCGCGGCGAGTTCAGTGCGATACCTGACATCATTGGCCAAGCCTTTGTAAACGCAGGCGAACGCATGGCCGAGTTTGGAACAAAAGCCGCCGAGGATTGGATGACAGCGGTGGAAGACCATGTAAACCGCGAGCCAATCAGCTTAGTAAGTGAGGACACAGTGGCCGAAACGCTGCGCACGCTTGGCGGACTGACCACCATGATGGACAATTTGTTTGCTGGTGCAGGCGGTGGCGCAGTAGAAGGCCCCAGCGTGACGCCGCCCGTCATTAATACCACGCTCAACATAGTTGACATCGATATGCCGGAGGACGTGGTAGAAGAGGAGGACATAAACCAAGTGATTGCAGCGGCTGACCTTGTTAAGCGACAGACGCAGGCCATGGCGCAAAGCGTCGCTGGCTTTGTAGAACACACGTTCAACCAAGTCATGAGCGGCACGCAGACCTTCAGCGAAGTGATGCGCGATATGATTAAAAACCTTGTCAAGCAAATCGCTGTAATGATTGCCCAATTTGTGATACTTAACACAATATTTGGCAGCATGGGCGTCGGTGGTTTGAGCCTCGGTAAATTCATTGGCCAAGGTTTAGGCATTCCACAATTTGCCGGCGGTGGTATCGTCAGCGGACCCGTCATTGCGCAGGTCGGTGAGTATGCAGGCGCTTCGCATAACCCTGAAGTAATTGCACCGCTTGACAAATTGCAAAGCATGATGGGCGGCCAAGCCGTGCAGGTGACCGGCAAGATTTCAGGCCGAGATATATTGCTGACCAGCGAACGTAACAGCATTGACCGCAACCGCGTAAGAGGATTCTAATGGCTGACCCAATACGACTTTACGCAGAGTTTACCGACGACCTCGGAACCGACTGGCGTGTAAATATTCATGATGCTGATTTTGGCGGAACCGCTGCCGAGTTCAAATTAGGCGCGGACGGTTTTGTACTGCGATACAGCGGAAACAACGAGGACCGATACCAGCCCGTAATTGGAAGCGAAATGACGTTCACGCTGACGGAAGAAAACAGCACGCATACGACGTTCATGGACTTGCTGGCCACAAATGTCGAGGTTCGGTTTTCGGTGAGCGTTCGCCGCGACCCTGACGGCACGGACGACTTTTGGTGGGGCGGCATCTTGCTGCCTGAGCAAGTGGTGAGGCCGTTTGATTATTACCCAATCCAGAACACGCTCACAGCGTCGGACGACCTTGGCAATTTGCAAAGCATCAAATACAACAACGACGGCGCGGCATATACGGGCGAAGCGTCGGTAGTTGAACATTTGCTAAACTGTTTAAATAAGACGCGGGCAACTCACCTATGGAGTACCGATGATTTTTTGTATTACGTCAACGACTTTGACAGCAGCGACTACACAGGCAGCAACCAGCTCAACGATACACGCATAAAGCACGGCGAACTTTACAACCCAAACGACAACGGTGAGCCTGAATATTACGACACGTCCAAAATCCTCAGCGATTTATGCCGCGTATTCAACGCGCGTTTATTTCAGTCACAAGGTAAATGGTGGTTTTTGCCCGTAGGTGCGCAGAAGTACAGCCAAACGCTTACTGTAGAAGGCACGCAGAAAAACGGCACGGCACTCACGCAGCAGAGTATAGTAGCTGACAAGGATTTTGACAGCACTTTTCAACGGCTCAGAGGTTATGAGTATACCTATTTGGCGCCAGCTAAGACGGTGCGCAGAACGCGCCGATATGATGGTAATTTGCCAGTAATATATGACCCATACTACGCAGAAAACGAATTCGGCACGACGTTAAGCGACACGGATATTGATTACCCTGCCGACAGCGTGTTATTGGTGAGCGGTTCATACACTTACAACCGCGAAGGTGACGGCGGCGCTATTGGCGATGCCAGCGTAGGGCGCAGTATGTTGGAGCTAACTATTAAATGCGGCCAATATTACCTTAACCGTATCGCCACATTTGACGACGAGGTAAACACGTTTTTCATCGGCAACGTCATACTGAACTACACGGGCCACGTTTACGGTGAAGTCGAGTGGACGACGACAGCCAGCACTTACGACATTGTAAGCGTTCCGTTTAATGAAGAGGTAGATTATTACGGGGGTTTTGACTTTGCGATACAAACGCCGCCGCTCCCTGCCGATGAAACTGGTTTAGATTTGACCGTTGATATTGTAGGAATCAATAATACAGGCGCTTCAGATAGTTCGTTGGTCACTTCTGCTGATTATGATATTTACGATTTACGCGCCGACATCATTACAGGCGGCGGCAATGGTGACGAACTTGTTTTCACGGCAACCAACGATGAAGCTGCACGGTTTGACATAGACCAAGGCGCATGCATATTTGGCGACCAAGACGTAACCAACAGCATCGGAGTGATTCGTGTTTTGCAAAGCGGCAGCTATGAACCAACGACGGCATGGCAGTCGCTGAACTTTACAGGTACGGGCGTGGGTATTCATAGGCTCGGAGTGCAGGAAGCATTGGGAGGACAGGACAAAGCGACGCCGATACAGCGCGGGACGGTGTACGGTTCGCCAATATATATGTGGCAAGTCATCGACGATAGCACGTCAAACTTTGGAGGCGATTACGCTTTGTTTGAAATGACGTACACGGCGCGCAGCTTGGAAAATCAAATTGAAGCGTTCCGCATTGACCGCGATTTAACCAACGTGACGACGAGCATAGGTGACGCGGAAAACGTGCGGCCCGTAATTACAGGTAGGCCCGTAGCGATTGCGGGGAGGTTGTTCGAAGAACTTGGCGCCTATGTTGGAATCGGCCGCAGAAATTACGGCAGCCGCGACCAGCGCGTAAACCGTGAAATTGCACACCGAGATGGCGTCAGCTATAGCGTTGGTGATTCCGATTTGCACATTATGAACACGTGGACAGGTCCCAACGGATTTGGACGAATAGAGTTGCCACCGATTGCAGAAAGCCACGGGCGCATTATTCAATTTCATAGCGACAGCACCATAAGCGCCAACACATATGTGACGTTAGCGATAAACACAGGCGACACGGGCGTAACCATTGACGGCGCCGCCACGTACAATTTTAACAGGGCTTACGATGGAATTACTATCTTAGGCCACACGGATGACAACTGGTATATCATACAGAAGAAAGAGAAATGATTACTGAAATTTTAATTGCAGTAGTGCCAGTGTTGGCTGGTTTGATTGGTGTTTGGGTGAACCTGAATAGTACGGTGGCACGCCTTAAAAGCCGCGTGATTCAACTTGAATTATCGCAGGACGACTTCAAACGCGACATTAAAGAGCTGCTGGCTATGGTTCACGACATTCAAATCATGATTGCCAAAATGCATCACGAATGATTTGGGTTATCTTGGCCACCGTGTTCGCTAATATGGTATACAAGGCCCGTGAATATGGCCGCGCCGATATTGCCGACCTCATCATATTTGTCGCAGCGTTAGGAATCCTTTTCTTATGAGATATTTTCAGCCTGAAGAGTTCGATTGCAAGTGCAGCAAATGCCGCACCAATAACGAAGGACGCGGCGCTGAAATGATGGACGATTATTTCCTCCAAATGCTGGACGACGCCCGCCACAAAGCTGGCGTACCATTCCGCATCACGAGCGGTTACCGCTGCATTGCTCACAATCGTAGCATCTCGGGAAGCGTCAAGGATTCCGCACACACTAAAGGGCTGGCTGCTGACATTGCTTGCAGCGACAGCAGGACACGCGGTTACATCATCGGCGCATTGTTCGAAGCTGGATTTAATCGCATCGGAATCCATGAGCATTTTATCCATGTCGACGACGACCCCAGCAAGGACGCCGACGTGGTTTGGCTATACAAAGAATGAAGATAAACCAAATCAGCCGCACCGTTCACGAGGTGAAAGTAGAGCG